GTTCCTTGTATGTATAGCTGAATAATTTGCATTATCTGATATCGTTTATCGCATTGTAAGCGTATGAAAGGTCAATGGTGTAATCTACTAACTTGTCATTTACGCTTGTCTTGAATGTAAGGCTATTTGCATCAACTGTCATTGGCGTAACAACGCTATCAATCTCCATCCACACTTGCTCCGATTGTATAAGTTCCTGCATAGGTTCGTTATACTGTTCGCTTACATATCCAGTATTAATGGTTATCTTTTTAGACGATTTAACATTGTATGTTTTCTTCGGATGCACCAAAGGGTCGTATGAACCCTTAACGTCTATTACGGCTCGTTTATATTGTTCCTTTGAAGCGTTTAAAGTTTCAATTGACTTCTTGAAGAACCAAAGGTCTTGCAACGCACCCCACTTATTTATAAAGCTAAGTTTGACTGGTGTAAATTTACATTCGTCTATCGTTATGACTTTGACAATTCTTAAACCGTCAGTAGTCGCAATATGTATTTCGTCAACTGGGAATGTTTCGTTTTCATCTAAAAATTCAGATATGCAAACATTGTCCTCGTAAGTTCCACCATCTGTGGTAATCCTATCTTTAAAGCTGTCGTAAGGTTCTTCTGAATCAGATATATCTGTAAAGACAAAACTCGCACTTGGCGTTACTATAAAAGATTTGGTTATTTGACCCTCGTATAAATAAGTGACACTAGTAGTGTTGTTTCTGTCTACTTGAATACGAATGTCCGCATCAGCTAAACGATATATAACATCGTTACTTTGCATATACCCTCTTGTTGTTGTTGGATTGCTTCCATCCTCAAAATAACCATAGGCATCAATTCCGAAATGAGTAACAGTACCGCTTGACAACGAAGTCCCAGTTCCGTTCAAGCCATTATACCAATTCCAAATCAAACGAACAAAAACGTTTTGACTTTTTTCATTATTGTAATAAATGTCTAGGTAATCTCTTATAAGTTCTGAAATCTCAAACAAAGCATCTGCGCTTGTGTTTTTTATAAGGGTGTATCTTAATACCGTATCAATTTCAATTTCTAATTTTATAGATAATGCACCTACGGGATTAGTATTTTGATAAAAATAAAATGGACTTCTTAGAAATATGTTAGCCATTATCTTGTTGCTTTATTGTTAATCGTTGTTTTTAAAAAATTTTCCATATCTAGTCCGTATGCTTCTACAATATCGTCTGGTAAGTTCTTAAACGCTGCCTCAAATGGTTTGGTAAAAAACAAACTCGGTTTAATACCTTTTTTGAATATGCTTTTAGCAATAGCAAACTGCAATCCTTTTCTACTTACAAATCTACCCGAAGCGTCTCTAGTTCCTTTTAATCCTTTACGAACAACCCATTGACTGAACGCACTCGGTGGTGGCATTTTGTTAGTGTACTTGTATGGTGTATTATATTTAACTTCTGTTCCGCTTACCCCTTTATCTTGATACTCGCCATAGTTCTCCATTAGGAACGCCATACTGAACGAATTGGGCATTACCTTTAATTCATACCCTAAACTCTCATAAAGTCGCTTAGAAGCGTTCTTATTGCTTTGTGTTAGTTTGCTTCGTGATTGTTGAACAACGTATTTCCCAAAAGCATTTAAAGCGTCTTGCGTGTCTTTTAGTTGCATATGTCAATATCGTTTTTAACTGCCACATCGAAAGTACAAGCCCACCCAGCTAAAACATTTTCAAACCTTTCGTAAAACGGTTCGCAATTACCATCGCCCTCTAATTGATAGAGATTAGTATATAAGTCTCCTTTTCTTAAAACCATTACCAAGCGATTAAGCACAGCCAATTGAGTATTCAAAACATCTTGCTCGTTGTTGTTGCCTCTGAACAAATCGGTAGTTTCTTCTTTGCTTTGGTTTACTATATCCATAGCCATTACCGTAATGTTAAACAACAAGACTTGTTCTTGTGACGTTACATTATTCACAATGATATGAGCCAAAGGGAATATGGTTTGCTTTGACAAATCTATTTCCGTAATATCGCCAGTCGTTACCGTGTTCGTGTTTACGTCATTCAATAACTGGTCTTTGATAGTTTCAGTCAATTGGTAAAATCCTCTAATCCCTTGCATCAAAATTTCTTTTTAATTTGTTTTGCTTCTAGTTCGTTTTTCTCTTTTTCAAATGTCAAGAATAACAGACATTCGTGCATTTTTAATTTAGTGATATGTTCAAATCGCCTAACATCCGATTGAGCGAGTGCATAGACGCTACTGTACCAACCCCATTTTCTTCCGAATTGAGATATCGCTGTAAGTTCGCCTCTTTCTTGTTCTGTGAATAAGTCAGAATAATTCTCGACAAGTCTTTCCCTAAACGATAAAAAAAAAGGATAGAACCTAGCACCGCATCCATTGGCATATCTTTCATAGGAGCAGCATCTTTAGCTTCGTAATCCTCAATAACATATTTCTCTCCGTACTTGCTTGTAACTGGTCTATAAAGAACTCCCATAGCTTTCTCCATATTATCCCAATCGCCTATATAAGTGTCAAGGTCTATGTATTCTCCAAAAGACATTTCGTCCAAGCTAGGAATAAAACCGTACTCAACACCTTTCATTTTAAACCTATGAATCAGCGATGGTGTATTCTCAAACATCGTAGCAATGACGTTTGCAATATCAGATATATCGGTAGCTTTTAACGCTCTAACTTGCTCCCTGTTTAATCCACAAAATATCTCAACCATTCTGATTGCCATTTCCATTTCGGGCAAATCAGCGACTTTCATATACTCTTGGTATTGACCGAGCGTGACCTCGTTCAAGTTATTCGGTACTATCAATTCAACTTTCATACTTATATATAGCTAAAACGAAAATATTTTTTAATGTTTTTTAATGCACTCTCATATCTAGTCCACCTTGACTATTGGATTGCGTACCTGCCGAAGTTTGGTTTGCTCAACACCGAGTAAGTGGCGTATCGGGTCGCATCAATTAAGTGGTTGTTTTTATCTACTGGCTTATTCATCAGTTTACCGCTTTTGTCCTCTTGCCATTTATAGTTCCTAAACTCTTGGATTGCGTTATGGCTGTCTTTGTGAATATATATCTTAAATCTTTTTAATAAGTCAATACCAGCGTTAACCGAATCAGCACCCTTTATACTTGGTCGTACATTCCAACCCATACGCCTAAGTTCTTCTATTAATCTTGGCTCTGCGCTATCGAAATATATCGGCTCTCTTGTTATACCAATCTGCTTCCACTTGTTGTGAATGTCAACGGTGGTCATTTGCGTTTGATATAAATGCTCTTTGATATAAAGGTTGTAATCCTTTTTGTAAACGCTTACAAGTGTAGTCGGGTCGTTGGTATATCCAGCATCAGCACCGTAACTGACAAACTCTGCATCTTCGGGAATTACGTTTGTCTCTGTGAAATTAAATATCGTTGCCTTGCTAATCCCTTTTTGTCCTAAACCGTATATCTGCCAATACTGCTCATCTGTATCTTTAAGGCGTTCTATTTCTGCTTTAATGCTTGGTTCAAGGAAAGGATTATCCAAATAAGTAGTAATATAAAAATCAGCATCGTCTCGGTCTTTTACTTTGTCATAAATCCAATGGTATTCATCGGATGGATTGTAGTCTAATATTATTTTGTCCTCTGTTCTAAATACAAGCTGTTGCCAGTCTTCAAAGTCTAATTCATTTGCTTCATTAATGAATAGCAAGTTCCTTTTGCGTCCCCTTACCTTTTGTGGTTGGTCAAGGCTTATAAACTCAACAAGGTTTCCGCTAAGTTCATATTCGGAGTTCGACTTGTTATGTAGTTCTTCGTCATACTTGTCGTGCTGTTTAAGTATGTCTAGAAAGTCTCGCATTACGGAAGCTCTTAATGCTGGGAATGTCTTACGGCAAATGGTTATAGTCTTACCTTTATTAACTTGGCAATAATGAAAAATTATGTATAAAAGTATGTTGTAGGTTTTCCCGCTTCTCGTACCGCCCTGTTCAATTACTATTTTAGATTCGCTATCTAGTAAGTGTTCAAAAACTACATTGACATTGACATCCACTATCTATGGATTTTTATGTTTATCTCTTTGTCGGTTGTGTCGTGTTTTATTTCTCGCTTCGTACCGTTTAACCTATGCGCCTCATCGTCATCAGATATTAATTTCATCAACCCTATTTGAAGTGTAGCATTGTCTGACTCATACCATTTCTGTCTCATTGAAACTTTCATATCTACTCTGTTTTTTTCTAATGCCCTTTTTATCTCGTCCAATTGTTCTAATTGATGATTGTAAAAGGTAGCCTTTGAAAATGCAACATAAGCAAATAGGTCTGTAATAAAAAGCAAGTTATACTTCTTAATAGCTTCTAAAGATTGTTCAATCATTTCATTTGTTTCGTAAGCCATTGGTGTATTTTTATACCTATATATAGTTTTTTTGATATTTTTTTGTCTGGACATATTTCATAAGGTCGTTTAACTCCTTTTGGTTTAGGTCTTTTACTTCTCTAATTAGGTCGGCTATTGAAGTTGTTGAGGTTGTGCTACTTAATAAAGTATTAAACATCTTCTCTAAGTCCTTATTGTATTTTTTATAGATGTCGTAGTTGTTTATACTGAAAATGATTGTAGCGTGATGGCTGTTCTTTCCATTGGATTGATACCACCTAACTATATCCATTAAGCTGTACCCAAGTATCTTGTTTAGAAATACGTTTGCTACTGCTCTATATTCTACTACTTCTTGCTTTCTCGTTTCTTGGAATATATCTACCCCAGTAATTTGTTTTATTAATCTTTCTACGTTGTCCATTTTAAAAAAGTCTTATTTGTTTTTCGTTTTGTTTTTTTGTTATTCCTAATGCAGTTTCTAGTATAGTTTTACCAGCTTCGTAGTCTACCAGGTTTCTTGCTATTTTTGTTTTATTTTGTTCGCCTTTATATTTACTGAAATCGTAATCGTGAAACTCGCAAAGGCTTTTAAATTCATTTTTTGTTTGACTTATTTTAAATCTTCTGTCTTGCAAATCACTTGGCAAATTAAAGTTAGTCCAATATAAATGTCTGCCTCTTTTATATGCCTGTATTAAAGGCTCGTAATAAGGTATAACATTTTCTACCACATACTTTCCCTTATAGTAGTGTTGTAAAAAAAGTATCTCTTGGTAAAGTTTCATATCTGGGTATATTCCAGGAGTTTTTGTGTCGTAATTACTACTATTCCAATACCTTGCTCTACTATGGCTTGGACAAGGTGGACTACTCCATATAAAATCAAATTCTTTGTAATAGTCTAGTAAGTATTGGTGGGCATCTGCTACTATTACTTTGTCATTAGGGAATCTTTCCTGGTAAAGTCTTGCTAGTTCCTCATCCCATTCAACAGCAGTAACCTCAACATCTGTAACCTCATCCCATTTGTACCTATTGCCACCCAAACAAGCGTATAAATTAAGTATCTTCATTATTGCAGTCTTAAAAATTCAGCATCAGCGTGTTCTTTGAACCATTCCTTATTGTCGTGGTATTTGTCTATGACCGCATCAATCATAACCAGCTCATCTACATCAGAAGTTCTTAGCTTGTCTATAAGCGATTCTAGCTTGTTTAAGACGTTTGTGGCTATCTCTGCATCGTTACTATAAACTATATCGTAATCGTTCCTTAAATAGCCCTCTAATTGCTTTAAGAACCTTTGGCCGTTTAGTTTTAGGTTATGTTTGTATTTGCTTGTTCCGTTTAGTTCATCCATAGCCTCTAAGGTTAGCTGACCCAATAGCAATACTTTTAAGTAACTTAGTTGTGGCTCTCTACCCATTGTTTCTTTTGTTTTTCTATTGTTTCTATTTCTCTATTTATGTAATCTAAGGCTTTTCGTAGGTCGCTAAGTTCATCGCCTTTCTTACCAGCCCTTGCGACATATTTTATAATGTTGCCTCTGTTGAAGTTTAAACCGTAATCAGTAATGAAGTCTATAACGTCATAGCCTTTTCCGTTTTCGTAGTGTATTTGTGTCGCTCTCATTTTAATTGCTTTCTATTGGTTGTATGTCTTTTATTCCTGTTTCATCAAATGTAATTATTGCCTCGTTATATCCCTCTGCTAAATACATCGCTATTCTGTTGTCAAATTCCTTTAGTGTCATTCTTCCTCTTTATTTTCTTCCTGTGATTTGTTTGCTAAGTAATTAACTAACTGATAAACTGTTTTCTCTAGTTTAGCAATCCGTTGTTCTTGTGTCAGCTTCTTTGTTCTCATTCCGTTCTAAGTTTTAGTAAATTGTAGCATTCGATATACTTTTCCCTTGCCTTGCTTTTGTATTCTTGTTTAAATAGTTCAAATAGCTTCCTAGTATATTTGTATTTCGTGTCACATCCATTGTAATAATTCTCTGCAAACCTTTTGCCCTTACCTTTGAAGTAGTTTACATTGTCGGCTGTATCGCCAGTAATCATTTGCTCGTAAAAGTTATACAATGCTTCTTGCTCTGAAATATCCAGTACCTCTTTATGCTTGTAATGGTAGTTATACATCAAACAAGGGAATTGCTTATAGTCTTTGTCGATTGATACTATCATAACTTCGTTTCTGCCAATTAGTTCGGTTAGTTCAAACCAATGCCTAGCCACTAAGTCATCTGTTTCTATTCCATAACCGTAATAGCTTGAATAAGTATCTTTGACATAATCGTGCATTTGATTCAATAACGGTGGCAATTCTGTTTTAATCCTGTTGGCTTTGTAGTTCTTTGTTATTTGCTTTCTGAAATTGCCCTTTGAACCATTAAATACCCTAACCTCATCAATGGTGTAAATATCTTCAAGATGATTAATAATGCTCATAAATTGCTCGTCAAACTTTGCAACCGCATCGTCTATGTCTGTGTAGAATTTCTCACCATCATCGCTTTTGCTTTTGTAGCAACTTGCGAATATCAAACTATCTGCGTCAACTAGTAGTATCATCTTCCTCTATATCCGTTTAGTCTTTCGTTATACCCTCTCGGTAAATAGAATGGCTCATATCTGAAACCCAGTATCGGGTTGATTCCGTTGTTTAACCATTCTGTCAAGGTCATTTTCTGAACGTCTTGCTCTTTCAATTGCTCTTTCTTTTTCATTTTTAAATTTGCTTATTTCGTTGTCGTATGCTCTGCGCTCTAGTTCTAAGTAACTGACATATGCCGATACATCAATTAATTTATCCACCAAGGTTTTAAGCGTTTCATCTGTTTTTGATTTCTCTAACACCACTTCAATCACATTTGTAATTGCAGCAAGGTATTCCATTTGTGCTAAGTCTCTGACTGGTCTCATAATGACGCTAATATATACATAAACATTAACACCAGCAAACTATATACACCTCCAAGTCCGAAGATTTTAATCATCATCTTCTTTTTGATTCCAAACCTTTTGCGGTTTATTATCATTAATATCAAAGCAATAGATGCAATGGCAAAAGTCAAAAATTCATAGTCGTTTGGTATCATATAAAAATCATTAAAATTAGTATTAACAACATCGCAATGAAGCAGCAGAAAACCATTGTATATTCAAATTCTTTCATAGCATCGAAGTTTCAAAACAAGTTCCGGAACAAACTCCCTTAGTATCTGACGGTCTGCCACATTCGGGACATTCGTAGTCGTAATAGTCTCCTATTGAAATCAAATAATCGTCGTAAGTTCTCATAGCTTAGTTTTTAAGTCAGCAATTAAATCTTCTACCATATAAACCTCTAGGCTTATAACGTCTGTATTTTCTGCATCTAGGCTGTTTTGTAAATAAGCCTTGTAAAGATTGAGCGCATTTGAAATGGTTATCGCTCCTTTGTTTGTTGTTTTGATTGTTTTCATTGTTTTAGTTATTATCTTATATTGATTTAATATTTTTTTTAAACATAGAGTCTTCCATTATTTGTTTAAAATCTTCCTTACTTATAGTTTTATTGTCGTAATAATTTAGATTACACAAAAAATCACCCCAAATTTCATATAAATCAATTACCTTAAAATTAATACTAGATTGTTCCATTTTTTTTCAGTTATCATCTTCTTCAAATTCAGCGTGTTCCCCACAGTCTGAACAAATGTCTGTTTCCCATAGCGGTAATGCACCGCAGCAATTAGATTCCAGCATAACAGTATAATAAAATTCTATAAGTAAAGTAAGCTGGGAAAGCTACTAATGTAACTCTTTGTGCGTAGTAAAAAATTCTTCCTAGTGTTTTCATTGTTTTGTTTTTAATTGTTTAACAGTACAAATATAAAAACTATTTTTTAATTACCAACAAATGTTTTTAATTTTTTTTTATTTTTTTTCGCTATTCTTGAAGTATTCGCTCCAAACCCCTTTATCTGTAAGGTCTATGTCATTTGGATTTATTATCGTGGCTTCTTGTTCTGTAAGTAAATAACAAGGCTTTAAGAGTTTTTTTTTAGTCCATAGCGTGGTATCGGGACAATACATATCAGTCGGGTCTGACATCTTTAAATTGTTTAGCCAATACATATAATTTGCTTTTGGGTCATTCACGAAATAGATAGCTACCTTTCCAGTAGCCATTAGTTTATCGTATTTGAATTGCTCCAGCAGTTTAGTGTCGTAGTATTTATTTCTAAACTTCATCTCGATAACGCATTCGTGTCCTTTTGGTGTCAAGCCTTGTGCATCCCAACTATCGTACCCCTCGCCTGTCCATTCTAATTTCCAACCATCTAGGTTGAGTAATTGAACCGTTAACTTTTCTAACTTGTGTGTTTTATCCACCATAAATTCTATCTATATCAGCAATCCATAACTTGTATGTCTTGCCATTGCAATTGCAAGGCTCTGTATAAGGATGCTCATAATAGGCAGCGTGCAGCTTACAAAGAATCTTTTTGTATTCATAGGGAAGTGTTTGAGATACGTTGGCTTTAAAATCCACCCAAATATCCTTATCCTCTTCTGTCATTACTTTCTTTACCATAAGTCTATGTCATTATATTTGTCTCTGCGTTGGTCGCATCCACAATCGTTCCCCCATATTTTTTTGACAACCCATCGGATGCCTGTGTACTTTGTAAAGTAATAAATAAAATCTCCTAGTTTCATAAATTTAATTTTTTAATATTCCATAATTTACTAAATCCTTTTAAACAATTCAAAAGTGTTATTGATTCTTTTGCTGGCTTCCAAGTTCCGTTCATATAAATAGAATCAACATTGCATTGGTTTAAAGGTATATCTTTATCATCATTTTTAAAATCGTGAGTCACATATAAAACAACGCTTTTATCCGTATGCCAACTATTTGCAATTCTTTCTAAAACTAGCTTTTGTCCTATTGGTATTTCATTATTCTTTCTTTTAACCTCCATTAATATCAAAACCTCATTATCAAACTCTAAAACAACATCAATATCAGTAGGGTGTATTTTACCAGATTCAACTCCTGTAAAATCTATTGATTGCTTAACTTGTTTTGTGTTTCTTATTAAACTCATAAAAGTTTATTTTTAAGTTTGTTTTTTGTCGCTATAAAAGTATTTCTTAATGAATCGTAACTAATGTCTGTTCTTCTGCTTATTTCCGATATGTTATTGGTTATAGTAATGAGTTCAAAAATCTTTTTATCGTACCAATAAATATCCTCCATCGCAGCCTCATAAGCCTGTAAGTCCTTTTCAAAATTTTGCTCAAATTCAATGTAATCCTCATCGTCTATTTCTAAATCAAATTCATCAATGTCTAACTTTGTAATCTTGTTTTCTCGTCTTAGATAAGCAACGTATAAGCCTCTAAGCATTTTAAACACATACCAATGGTTTATCTCTTCATCGTTATACCATATATCTAAACCGTTTTGCTCATATCCTATAAGCATAATGTACATTTCCTGTACAATATCCTCAGCCAAGTATTCAGAACATCCAAACGACTTGACTATATTAATCCAGTCTTTGTGCTTTAAAGCCGCTGCATCAATTAGCTTTCCCATTTAAACGTAATTATGACACACAAAAGAGCGATTTGAAAGGTGTGGTCTGTCACATCTTCATCTTCATATTCTGCTTTGTCATATAAAAAACCGAGCATCAAGCTGTATGTTCCAGCTATAATGACATCGGCTTCTTTCCAAACTGCAAACCCAAACAGGGCGGTAAATAATAAAACTGCTGTAATCATTAAAAAGGTATTTTTAGTGTTTCAATTAAACTTTGACCGTTCATTTCAAATCCTACATTATTGGTCATTGACCTTAGCATTATAGGACTATCGATTGGAGTTGGTCTGCCTCCAGTATCAATGTCTTTTACCTTACGAACTATTATATTACTTTGCATCCAATCTGTCGGGTGCTGGGTGTAGCGGTGAATCACTAAGAAATCATCGCATCGGTTGACGAATTTCGAACCACCTTCAGCGTGGCTGCTCATAGGTGGCATAGGGTGTCCAGCGTATATATGCGTTTGTTCGTGCTTCATTCTTTGTGCCTCTGTGACCGAATGAGTATTAAGCCATACCGATATGCTGTTTTTTTTGCAAAACAATCTTATTTCGCTGGTAGCTTGGTAGTCGTATTCGTGTGCGCCAATACCCCTTAAAACTGTTTGGTCTTTTGTCAAGCTATTATAAGGGTCAATCATAAAACCGTGGTAGGTTTGGTGTTGATATAACTTTTCCGCATTGCCCAATAATTCTCTAAAAGTATAAAGCCTTTCTGTGTCCATAAACCTAAAATGGTCTTGAATCCATTTAATTCGCATTCTGAACGCATCAGCATCCACTTTGTTAATAGGTTTAGCTTCCAAAAATTCAACCAGCTTTCTAATGATGCTATGTGGTTCGTTCTCGCTTGAGTAAACCAGCCATCTTAGTTTGTGCTTTAATGAATAAAGCAACATCATATAAAGTATGACCGTAGTCTTACCCACATTACTATGACCTAGTATCACATTAAACGAACCGTATTTAAACCTCATAAATTCATCAATGCTTGGAACCCCTAGACCCAAACCTTCTTTGATTTGTCCTGTTCTAACTTGGTTTAATTTGTTTATTTCGCTTTGGAAGTCTATTAACATATCTTATTTTGTTTTGTTGTTATTGTAAAGGTATAAAAAAAAGGGAGTAAAAAACCCCCCTTTAAAATTAAAATGGCAAATCTGCTGTTTCTCTATCGGGGGAGTGCTGTTTGGATGTTACTTGTTCGCTAGGTGTCCAAGTGTTTACCTCTGCATACATTCCCTTAGCGTTCTTCTTAACGTCAATAGATAGCCAACCGTTGTTAGCGTTTATCAGTTCTCCTTGTGAGTTCATAAAATCCACAAAGTCTGTTGCTTTGATTGTGATTTTAACTGGCAGCCAATCCTTGTCAGTTGGCTTTACGAATAATCCTTTTGCGAATACTTTTTCTGTGCTTTCCATTTTTTTACTTGTTTAAAATTGAGTTAAATATATTTGTAAATTCTTCTACCTCGTCTAATTGGATAGTTCCTTTGGCTGCTAATTCAATAGCACCTTTGAAAGCCACTTGTCGCAAAATAGATTCGTTTGTGCTTCTTGCTTGTGAAGCGTTATAGCTAGGTTTAGCTTGGTATGTTGGTTTCGGCGCTTCTAGTTTAGCAGTTTTAAATTCCTCGTTTGTTACCGTAAACTCGATTTCATCTCCCACCGATTTGTTAAACTCTCCCTTTGCTAAAAAGTTGTAGTAACTTCCATCAGCTAAGTCGATTCTAAACTTGTTAAATTCTCCGTGTGAGTTTGACCATACCCCTTTTGGAGTAACGTACTTGATTTTTCCTGTTTTCATTTTACTTGTGTTTTAATGTTTCGTGATTCTAAAATGTTTTCAATTTCCTTGTAGGTAGTCTCTAACATTCCCTCTTTGCCTTTCATTTCGATAAGGTCTTCTGTTGGATAATTGTGTAAATACATTGTTGATTGTTTAAAATTATGGCACAAATATAAAAATAATTTTGAAATAAAAAAAAAAGGCTGCAAAAAATTTTTTCTGCAACCCTTTCTTTTGAGTAATTAAAAACAATATCAACAAAACAGGACAAAAGTAATTAGTCTTGCAACTCTTTCAAAATGTTTTCGTATTTAGTTATCAACTCGCTAAGTTCGTAATTCGATATTTTGTCTATTTGCTTGGATTTTCTTAACAACGATTCAGCAGTACTGTATCCAATGTTTGTATCTAACCATAAACTAAAAAGATACTGTTCGCCATATCTAAACATATTACATCCAACACATTGTACTTGTACGTTTGTTTCATCCCAGCGAGTTGAATAGTTTTTACGGCTGATGAAGTGTCCGGCCTGTAATTTTTTCCAATGGTCTTTCTTGTTACACGTTACGCATTGAGCCAAACCGTTCTCGTCTGCATATCTTCGGCGTATATATTCGCTAAAAACTGCATCTAATTTTTTGACTAGCTTACTGCGTGTCGGCTTTTTAGTCGATGGCATTATCTAGCTTCTGTATTAAGTAGCGAAGTTCTTCTTTCGATACGGTTGCTTTTACCCTTTCTTTGTAGGTTTTTAAGTTCAACTCATAACGGTCAGAATCTTGCAGCTTTTTTACGTTGCTTTTTATATTCATTTTGCTATAATTTGTTTAAACTAAAAATATTATTGTATTATAATGTTTTAATATTAAAATATTATTGTATTATAATATTATAGTATTATATTATTATTATATTATAGTATTATAGTATTAAAATATTATAGTATTATAATGTTATTATACTAAAATAATTTAGTTTAAATTACTTATATATAGCAAAGTTAGTGAATTTTTGTTAAAAAGTCAAGTTTTAGACCTTTATTGATTTTTTATTTTGGTAAACTTCTCAAAACCTCTGCTGCCAAAGTATGCAGCGTAAACCGTTACGAGTAGATATTTAAGCAAATCTATAAATTCATTTTTTACTGTGAAATCAACCTTGCTGCTGTCTAAGATAACAAACAAAGTCATCATTACGGTTAGGAATATAAGTGTCAACGGTCTTGTATTTTTGCTCAACCACGAATCCGAAGTCATATCAGACTGCCACCTATCTGTTACCCCTTGCATCTCGTTTAAATCCATTTCGAGCAGTTTTAAGGCAGTTTCTTTGTCTTGTGGGGGCAAACTACCATCTTTATCTAAAAACGCCTTAAACACGCCTAAAACGCCTTTTTCGGGCAAGTTGCCTACAATTGACTGAACGATATCAGATTTACCGATACTTCTTAAAAAGTCACCTACCCTTGTAGTTCCGTGTTCATCTTTGTATTTAGGCATAACAATCTATTATGTGTTTGTATTCTTTTTGTACGTCAAAACTAGGACAAGCCTTTGGCGCAAACTCGTTATGTCCGTGCAAGGTCGCACCGTTATAAGTACCCATTAATTCATTCAACAAACAGTCCAACGCTTCTTTTTGTTCGGGTGTTCTAGTATCTTTGGCTTTTAGGTTATTTTTGCCTATTCCACCAACATAACAAACCCCTATGCTTCCAGTATTATGACCCTTTGTATGCGCTCCAACCAGTTCGATATTCCGACCATTATGTATAGAGCCATCCAAATAAACAACATAGTGATACCCTATATCATTAAAGCCTCTTTGCTTGTGCCAGTTTCTTATATCCTCAACGGTTGTGTGCCTACCATCGGGCGTAGCTGAACAATGCAGTATAATTTTATTTATTGCTCTCATTCTTTTTTTTCATTTCTACTATCTTGAGAACAGTATAAACGATTGACGCAACCAATAGGATTATTTTCAACCATTGCTCGACATTGGTAAAGGTTATTAAAAACGTCAAACTATTAAATAAAGCAATTCTTGCGTCTTCAATATGCATCTTATGAGATTTTGTAGTTTTCGTAATCCAATCCAAAGAAGCTATGCACTCCGTTACCGCTTAAATTAACAGCATAAGACTTCCAACCGTATGGGTGTCCCTCATCGTTTGACCATAAAGCGTCAACGTGCCATTTAGCAGACAATACTGGTGCTTTTGTTTCGTTACCCTCATTGTCATATTCGCCATTCTCTAAAACGATATTTCCTAAGTGAACAATCGTATGGTCGTGAGTAGGGTATTCGTTTCCGTTTTCGTCTGTATCTACTCCTAATGATACCACTTTTTTCATTGCTTCTTCTTGTGATGCAAATTCGTATTTTCCTATTTTCATTATATTAACTTTTGGTTATAACTATTGGTTATTATGTGTGTGTAATTGTTAATTTATATTTATTTACTTTATGCCCATTAATCATATTATTAATATGTGATACAGAAACACCTAAATCTAAAGATGCTTCTTTAACACTTTGATATGTTTTATTTTTTAATTCGCAAAACACTTTTCTTGACTTTGATTTAGACATTTTCAATCTTGAATTAATAGAGTGTTTCATTCCTTTTACATATCCTTGAGTTCCGTAGCAAGGGTGTAATTTCCCTTTTTTTGCTAAAGACAATTTTTGTCTATGTTCTTCACTGAAAAATGTATTTCCTTTTTTAGATTTAGATATTTTTCTTTTACTTTCTTCAGATTGCATTGATACACCTCTCGCATTGTTTGTTAAATTATATGAATTAATATCATTCTTGCAATCTAACTCTTGCAGAATAAATTCCTCTAACTCAATATAATCTTTACCAATATAAAGTATTTCTCTTGAAAAGCATTCTTTTCTTTTTTTATATGCTTTTTTAAAATAAGAGCCACTACCAATGTAACCATCACTTATATCTCCACAATGAGAACCTATATAATGTTTTCCATTATAAGAATCGCTCCACCTATAAACAAATCCAATATTATTCATTAGTTGCTTGTTAATGCTTGTAATTCGCTATCGCTTAATGCGGTGTTGTAAACTCTTACGTCTTTTGTGTTTCCGTAAAAATAATGAAGTCCACCAGCTCCTTGCTCAAATCTAATTGTTTTTAATACATTTTGTGCGAACGTGTTGCCAATAAGTTCGGTATCTACTTCAACACCATTAACCCATAGCGCATAATCATTTGTTTTGTATTTTAAAGCAATTTTATTATATGTACTAAAAGATGGAACAACATAACTTAATGATGAAGGCGAACCCCCTAAAGCAGTAACAATAACAGTTCCAATAAGATTTGTAGATACATTAAAATATAATGTTAATCTATTATTGTTTGTGAAATCAGATATAGAAATTCTTTTAGTGGCGGCATCATTAAAATCACTTTTCATTTCAACATACAAAACACCCTCTGTTGAATTTATTACTTGCTCATTACCTCCATTATTACAAACTTCCGCAACCCTCGTTACTGCACTTCCAGATGTAGGAATATACGATGTAGCGTAACTGCCTTGTTCTAATTGTGCGCCCCATAAGTAAACACCACTTATTCCGTCTCCTGTATAAATTGTAGTACCATTATTTAAAATAATGATTACATTAAAGCTTGTTGAAACAGCTGTATCTGTAATTTGTACTTTCCACCAACCATTTCCATAATCTTCTGAACTATAACTATCAACTGAACCAATACTAAAGAAAGTACCATTAGTTGTATTAAACGAAATAGCACCATTTGGACCAGCTATATAAAAAGATAAATTTCTAGCTTGTCCTACATCTGATTTTTTTACAAAAACGGTATAAGTGTACTGTAAACCAGATACAACTGTTGTTACATTATGCCTAATATCGTGTGAAGCATTTAATGTATTTTCTTGTATAAAATCTCCACTTAAATTTCCGTCTGGAGATATAGTGCTATTAGGTATAACAGATGTATTAATTTTAGTCCAAGCAGCTTTACTGAAATCTTGCGAATAAGAATATAAATTACTCCTACTCGGCTCTAAAAGCAAAGCACCTTTGGTACTATCTTTATAATCTATTCTTGGCTTATTGTTTCTTAAAACCTCGATTAACCCTTGTTTGTTAACTCTTGTAGCACTTGTTGCTCTTGTAAAGTCAAAAGGCAGAGGCTTAAAGTTTCCATTCTCATCATTGTATGCTAACGTTGAGCCTTCTTTTGTCGCCCAAAGTCCATTTCCAAATTTAAGTGTATTGCTCATATTATTCTATCGTGTATAATTGTCCCTCTGCCATATCTTGAAAAGATACCCAAGACGTTAATGTTTCTAAATCTGAATCGTTTAAAGCTGAATCGAAGTATTGAATTTGTTTTGTGTTTCCGTAGAAAGGTTCTGTTCCTGTTCCGTTATCAAAAGATAAATCTAACAACCCAACAGGCATTGATGCAAGTGTATCTGTTCCAACTTCAAAGCCATTAACCCATAAACCAACATCATTTAATTTATATTTTGCTGCAACCTTAACTAAATTTGTAGCATCTGTTAAGTTGTATGTTAGAATTGCTTGAGAAAATCCTAATGAAGATATAAATAAAGCTATTTGATTTGATGTTGTACTAAAATAAATAATTATTCTATTAGCTGCTGTATCATTTGATATTCCTAAAACTCTGTTAGTACCATCATTAGCCAAAGCACTAATCTCTGCCATCAAAACACCCTCTGAATCATTAAACGTAGAAGCATCTCCAGCACCGTTTGCAGTTTCGGCTACACGAGTTACTGTTGAACCGCTAGTTGGTATGTATGATGTTGGGTAAGAACCCATTTGAAAATCAGCACCCCACAAATAAACATTTCCTAATCCTACGTTAACACCATCACTACTAACAAAAATTTGAGCCAAAGAATTTGTATTATTTCCTATAACAGAACATTTATACCAACCATTTCCATAGTTTTCTATTTTAGTACCTAAAACGCTTAATGTGCTTCCAACAATTCCGTTTTTAATATCAAAATATGCATAAGAACTAGTAGAGCGTAAACGGATAAATTGTGTATCTTTGTATTTTGCAAATACACTAAAAACTCCATCTCCAGTATTACCTACATTGTCATATATATTACCACCAGAACTTGTGACTTGTAATTCATCTGCGTTTAAAGTTCCATCTGGAGATATTATACTATTACTTATTATAGTTACGTTACTTTTTAACCAAGCAGCATTACTAAAATCTTGACTGTAAGGTAATGAATTAGTCCGAGCTGGTTCCAAAATGTGGCTTGGGCATCCCTTTACAACACCATCAATCAATGGGTAGTTTAATCGTGATTGACCACTTGCAACGGTTTCTATAAGTCCGTATTTGTTTATTCTTGTAGCAGCAGACGCTCTTGCAAAATCAAAATCCCCCACACCGTCAGACGGTAGTACGGAATAAAACTTTGAGCCTTGCGCTGCTGGAATTAATGCTAGTTTCGGTTTTGCCATTTCTATTGTTTTAAATCTTGTAATCCAGTTATATGAGTCCAATCAGCGATGCACTTCTTGGCTTCAACTTCTTGTCTTTTGTTCATTTCAAATTGACCGCTAAAAAATTCTGTCTTTGTTCCTATTGATGAAGCTGTCTCTAAAGCAACTCCCCACCAACTACTATCGTATATCTCGTTTGCCATTGTTTATTTATTTATCCATTCGTTGTAACATACCGCTATCGCTTGGTCTTTCGGAAACTCCTTTACCATAACTTCTACACATCTCGTCATAAAATCGTTTTGCGTCTCGCTCGGTGTTGGTTTTGGTATTGGCATTTAAGTATTTTTTAAGTCGTTTAACGTTTGTTTCTTTTGGTTTGTATGTTGTTTTCATTTTTGATAATGCATTAGATTATTATCTACTGCGTGTTTAAAATTCTCACCATTTGTAACCCATTCTAAATTATAAACATTATTATCTGTTTTTACACAATTTTTATGATTTACTTGTGGTTTATTATTTTCGTTAATTATAAACTCTTTAGCTACTAATTGATGAACTAAATGATTTTTTTTATTACCACCAATATTTAAACTACATCTACAATACCCTTTTTTGGTTATCCAAAAAGGAACTAATTTACCTTTATATGTAAATAGCCTTTTTTTTGTTATGTCTTTAGGGTCTGCCCTTTCTATTTTTCTTGTTATACTTCTTACCCTACCTAAATTACTTACTTCATAATAACCATTATATCCACTTACTGGTTTCCAAATTTCTGTTTGCATACGCTTAAATTTATTTATTTATTTTATATAAAAGTACCAATTAATAATGTTAAAGTCAAAACCCATCCATTAAATAAGTCGTTTGTATCGGGGTATATGTCGTCATTACTATTGCTAGTATATTCGGGGAATAAAGTTTGGTTGAAAGCCATATAATCAATAAACCGCTTTGTGTAGTACTCTGCTGTATTTCTTGCTTTATTAACAAGATAATCAACTTCCTCTTTACTTACTGTTTCTGAATTTTCTGGTGTATGTTTATATACCCCTCCATTTTTTATTTGATACGCAGCATAAATAAAATATTCGGATTGAGCATACCAGATTAACATTGGCTGAATGTAGTCATTAACAAGTGTCAAATAATTTCCAGTCAAAGTATGAGCATCAATATCGTTGCTTATTCTGTTATACAAATCAGTACCCAAATAATTTTGAACTTGTATTTGTTGTGAAATTTTAATAAACGGTATAAGCTTGTCTGTACTTATGTTACCATCTAAGATACTGTTTTTGACTAAGTCTGTTCTTGATATAAATAGTGCTGTTGCCATTATTTTCCGTAATTAGGATGGTGACCGTTATTGGGCATATCTTTTGGTGCTATTTTAGCTGTTTCGTATTCCTCGCCTTTTGGAATATAACTTTGAGGAATGCTACTAACCTCATCACTACTAGACAACGCTTTGTCTTCTACAAATGTGCCGTCTGTTTTTTGTTTAAGTCTATAAAGTTGCTCCATCCAAAAATGACCACAGTTTACACCGCCTTTGTATTTAAAGAGCGAATAATTTTGACCTTGATGTCCGAATGAATTGTTAACCCCTTGAAACGATGCTTGGTCAATATCCTCTTTTCTATATACAACACCGTTGGCAGTTCTTGCCATCATCGCAACACAAAACGCTCTTGACTTACCACTACTGTATTTTTGGTCGTACTTGTATCGTATCTTATAATACGATTTGTCTAAGAAACTTTTTGCGCTAGGCTTTGACTTAATAAAGTCAGCTAACTTTTGTAACCCTGTCTTTTTTTCTTTGATTAAGCTATTCGCCCAATCCTCAACGCTTTCATTATCTTCTGAAAATTCTCTTTCATCTACTAACTCCCATTCGTCTTCAACGGTTTCCCATTGTAAATTGGCAAGTACTTCGTCAAATTCATCGTCTGTTAAATCAGCAGATAATTTTACCCCTGTTTCTTCTTCTCTAGTTTCAGCATCCACTACGTTTGATAGGTCTGTAAATTCTAGCGGTTGAAGCGTTTTGAAGTATAAATTAAGCGATATATCATTGTAGGCTAGTATATCATCAAAGGCTTTAATTAAAAGCGTCTGAAACGGTCTAATGACGGTATTATCCATTAGCGTTGAAGCAGTCTGCAATTCTTCGGCATTGTTTCCTAATCCTGTTGAATCTTTAACCCCTAACAACATAGGACTAACAACCCTGTGAGCGACCATTATTTTGCGCATACTTTCGTCCGACAAAAACTGGTATTGTTCGTGAGCATCACTTAATTGGATTGGCTCAATACTTGCAGCAGTTTCAGCATTATCGTTAAACGACAAAATGAACTTGCCACTATTAGAACTTCCGCTAAACTTTTGATAAATTCTGTTTTCTATCAATTGCCTTTGTTCGGGGTCTGGAGTTCCGTTATTAAAGTTAATTAACATACTTGGCGCAAGACCGTTCATAATGTTGTTGATATGGAAGTTTGATATTTCTTCCTCCATTTGACAATACTGCAAACCACCTTGATAATCAACAGGCGAATAGTATTTGAACCCAGCACGATAAGGTTTAACGTAGTAAATTTGAATCGGTGCATTACCATATCCAAACGCTTCTATCCTTGTAAGTTTATCTGACTTCTTGTAATTTGCCCAATCGGGGTGCATATAGTACGCTTCAATTTCTCCCTTTTCATTGCACTTTTCGGCTCTTAAAGTTTCTACTGGAATATGCTCAACCCTTGCAACCTTTTTTCTGTCCTTTGAATAAATTACTTGGATAGCACATTGACCCATTAACTTCAAATCGTAAGCTAGTTTTCTAGTACAATCATCGTGAAACAAAGTAATCATTTGTGCGTATGCTTCAGGTTTTTTATTACTATCCGTTGCATCTAACCCTTTTCCGAAAATCATTTCAGACATCGCATTGATAATAGCGTTGTTTGTAGGACTTCCGTTGTATCGGTCAATCAAATACTGGAAATAGTCGTTATCCTCGCCATAAGAAACGAAATTATCGTTCTTGGTTTCCATTACTTGCGGACTTGTGTAGGTCGATAAATTTACTACTCTTAAATCGTTCATAATATAATGTAATCGTTATTACTTGGTTCGCTTATATATTCGTTTTTGTTTATAGAATAATAATCGTTTGTATCTTGGTCAATTGTTTGGTCAGTACAAAATATTTTATCCAAATAAATCACTTCTAAGCCATCCAAAATTGTTAAGTCATAAAACCTACCCTCTTTCAAAGAAAATGCGTGAGATACGCTTAAATAGTCTCTGTCAGTCGTTGTGCTTACCGTTGCGGTAGTTACATCGTTAGTGCTATCGTCTCGCAGCTTTAATGTTACTGTTGCTGGATAGCTTCTAGGTATAACCTTTATAACTTGTGCGCTTGTGCTTGTTGTTAAGACTTTCATATTTATATATAGCAAATAGTTTGAAATTTTGTATCTCTTTGGATTTATTTCAAAAAAAAAGGGCAGCTTTCGCCACCCCTTTAAAAGTACTCACAATGTAATTACGCAGTCGGGTCGATTTGAGTAGCCGAAGCGTCAGCAGTAATAACCGCAGGAGTAACGAAATAAGGTGGAGCAACCTCTTGTCCAACCACCGTTAAATTGTAACCGCTTAGGTCGCCCATAGCAGCACCAGTCGCAATAGAACCACCAGTAACCTCTGCACCGTGTTCCAAACCAACTAAAAAGAAATTACCGTTGTAATCCTCAACAGCAACGTGTGGACGAGCGTGAGTGATTAGCTTCAATTCTTCTTGTGTAGCTTTATCTTGAAAAGTCAAAGCCATTGTCAAGGTTGATTCGTAGAAAGTCGTACCGTTTTCACGAGACGAGTTGATTGCGGTTTCAAGTGACGAACTACCTTTTACGTCAAATTGATACCAAACAGGAGTACCAGCCAACGCTGTAATTTCTCCCGAAACTATTGTAGCTGCACCCAAAGTCCCGTAGTCAGCGAAATAGATGGTTTTAATGCCACCTACTGCCGATTTGCAAGGTACTTTACGCCCAGTTGTTAAAGAACAAGCCATAGATTTATATTTTTTTAGTTATTAAAAAAGGGCAGGTGAGCTTTTCGGCTTACCCACCCCTTTTAAAATTGATTAGTGTTTAATTAAGCTGTGTAAACAACAGTATCAGCAGCAACTCCAACTTGAGTTCCAGCAGAGTAACGCATAACGAAACGGACATTTTTGCTTCCATCAATGTTAGCCATATCTAGCAACTGAACAGTTTGGTGGTCAGCAAGCAAAGAAGTTCCAAAGAACAAGTTTGATTTTTCAGCCAATACCATACGGTTGTCAGCTAGACCGTTAGCAACAAAGATATTGATGCCATCGAAAGACAATTGTCCTCCGTTGTACCAAGTAGTTCCTTTGTTGTCAACACCGTTAGCACCGATAGTAGCAACGAATCCACCTAAGGCACGAACATAAGCACGAGCAACATTTTGAGAAACGTAAAGTGTCAAATCTTCTTTTCCGTAAACGTTAGAATTCAAAGCATCAACTACTTTGCCCATTTCTTCGATTACGTTGGCAGAAGTGATAGCGATAGCAGTAACAGACGGAGCAGAAGCAGCAACCAATTGAGTCAAAAGACCGTCATAGCTGCCAGCACCAGCAGAACCCGACCAAAGAGCAGTTTCGTTAGCGTCAGCTACTTGAGCAGACAATTGAGCAATAAAGAAATCACTGAAGTTTTTAGGCAATTCATCAAAAGAAGAATATCCCATTGCAGCCGCCTCAAAATCTTGCTCAAATGGGGTCTTGCATAACTCAAGGTTTACTTGAAGTTCTTTTACTTGTAGGATTCTTTCAGTCAAAGCAACTGTACCAGCAGAGGTAAAGTCACAAGAACCATCAGCAATAATTCCAGCGGTATCAACTTTTTTGATAACTTCTTTGAATTTTACGTTTGGTTTTACTGTAATGGCTTCAGCAGCCAAAGTGTTACCACTCAATAAAGCGGCGGCAATGTACTTACCGGCAAATTCGCCAGCGTAAGTAGTAGTAATTGTTGGTTGTGGCATAATTTAAAAATTTATTTTTTTATTTGTTTAATCTTGCGAAAACTCTGTCAATGGTTGACAATTTTCTTTTAGCACCTAATTTGAAACCTTTGTTTTCTGTTTCAACTTCTGCACTTGTGTTAATAGGTTCAACCGCTGGGGCAGACAATTCATCTGACACCTCAACAGGGATTTCAGAAAGTTCAGTTTGACTAACTTCACTCATTTCTTCTTTAGGCTCTAACATAGCTTTGATTTCTTCAATCATAGACTTGACTTCAGCTAGTTCCTCTTTGGTTGCATATTCAACAACAGGCTCATCAGCAGCTTCAACTTCGACCTCAACTTCGGGAGCTTCTTCTACTTCTTCTTCCATAGATTTAACTTCCTTAATAAGGCCTTCTTCTTCAACGACAAGTTCACGACCATCTTCTAGTGTGTACTCACCAATTGGTAAAGCTACTTTTTCATCTTCTGTAACGATAAAAACTTCGTTCCCAGCTTCAAACGCTTCTGCCTCTAAAACAGTACCGTTATCCAATTTCATTTGCTCTAGTTTGATTTCCATACCGAGCAAGGTTTTTACTTCTTTTAGCATTTCACTTGGTTTCATATTAATATATAGTATTAAAAAAATTATTTTGTATTTTTAAATGTAGCGTTGCGTTCTTTGTATAAAAAAGATAATATCCCATATTTCAGCAGTACCACCGTTGGCAACTATTTTAGGTGTAACTCCATTAGCCACAAAATCAGCATCGGTGTAATATTGATAAACATCGTGAAAGTTTTGCTCAACTCCATTGCCTTTGTGGTATTGTAATGTTTTGCTAACTCTATTTATCTGTCCGCTACCCTCTAAAGCAAAATCCAAATGTGTGCTATTTGTGTTTGCAGCAGCAGAAGAAAAAACAACCGTAAGGATATAAACATCATTCACACTATCACCTAGCAGCTTATTTGTAGCTGAATCATAAAAAGTATAGTCGCCATCTTTAACTATATTGCCCCCGTTGTTTGGCAAAGTAATTTGAACGCCATCAGAAAGCGAAAGTTTATTTGATGAGGTATAAACCGTATCGTCAATTCTATTCCAACCTAATTGATTGTAAGCTACCAAATCAGCAACCGTTATCTTTTTAGTTTCGCCTCCATTTACAATTGCAAGAACGTCATCGTTTGTAACCGTAATAACTGGATTTAATTCGCTTATCTTTAAATTCGCCATTATTTTTTTATGTTATAATTATTTTCTTGAAGTATTAAGTCTCCGTTTTCTTGTGCTAAGAAATTTTGAGGCTCTCCGCTTATTCTTCCTATCCCTTGTGCTTGTAAACTTCCGTCACAACATTCAGACGAGTATGTTCTTTTGTCCTTACAGATGCACCCTCTGCGACCCCCTTTTGGGCTTGTGTAACTAGGTATAAAGTTCTTTAAATAGTTTCTCATCTTCCTTGCCCTCTGTATTTCTTTTTATAATTTTTACTTGCTTTCAAAACGCTTGTATTGTTTTTACTATGCACATCGGGTCTTTTTATGCTTTTAGGTTTATAAACCGAAACAACAATTTTAGCCATTTTGATTTATTTTAGATTCTGCCCAAGACTTTGCGGATTTACCGCCCCATAACAAATAAGATATAGTACCACAGGCTTCCGTATCGCTTGGGTCGTAATATTCCTCTGCTCTTGACAAATAAGAATGCATACGCTTAATGGTTTCCATACTAATTGGCTTACCTTGCGCTAATTGTTGCGCTCTAACTTTGCCCACTTGTGTAGCGCATTTGTTGTTCACTTTCTCGTTTAACTCTAAGCCTCTTTTTGCGTTGTTCTTTACTGCATCGGGATAGTCGCTGAAACTTTCAAACTCCATTTTTTTACCCGATTTTGTACGCTTGTCGTTTTTGATAATAGCACGAACCTCTGCCAATAGATATTCCGCTTCTTCTTCTTCTATGCGTTCCATCTCTGCAAAATCATTAATCGTCTTGTCGTTTGGCGATTCCATTTTATCAGCGAAGTAACCCTCAATACTAAAGCCACGAACGATACCCGTTTTTACAAATTTCTCCCAAACGTCTGTATTGTTTACTTTGATAGCACCCATCCAAGTTCCGACTGGTACATTCATTCCGTATTTTCTGCTCTTGTCGTGCACCTCATCTTCTACTATCCAACTCTCAACAAGCGACAAACCGTTTATCTCGTATTGGTGTTCCATTGTGGCTTTGTTTTGATTGCCATTCATTAGATACATTTGAGACGCTTTTAATACAGTATCTTTTGAGAAATATATATAATACTCATCATCGCCATTACGTCTGTAAATCGGCTTATTTGGAATTAATAAAGCACCTAGTAAAAGTCTTTTTTCTTCGTCAACCTTTTGAAGTTCTACAATATCGCTATTTAATGCGATAAAATCTTCCTCAATGGCTGGATGTTCTACAACGCTAATCGCCTCAACCCCAAAGGTGGCATCCATTTCATCTAAAATAAGTTCTACTATTCTCATATTTATATATAGTTAAGTTTGTTTTATTTTGTTTTTTAACCCCCTATCCCAGCTTCGGACTGAATGTTGCGTTGTAAACTTTGTGCGCTTGTTACGTCATTAGCCACTACATACGCTTGGACTGGTTGTTGTGTTTGGTCTCCTATAACTTGTGCCAATTGGTTTGTTCCCCCTTGACCAACTACATTGAACGCTGGTGGTTGTGATATTGCGCCCCCACTTGGACTTGACGCACCGCCTGTTCCCCCACCGCCTTTTGCGTTTGGTATTTTTACAGAAATAATCTTTTTAACATTGCGTAAGCCATTTGTAAGAATAGCAGCAGCATTAACAAACTTCAAAGCTGTTTCAAATGGTGTTACTGTCGTTGCAGCTAAAGCATCAGAAACCCCTCTGTAAGTGTTTAAAGTCGCACTAGCTACCGCAAACCCTTTTCCAGCGACCGTTGATTCCCCAGCTATATTTGACAATTGATTTAATGCGTTTTCCGTATCGTCTAAAGTTTTTATTTTAGCTTCTAGCGTAGCATCGTCAATAGCCTTTTGAGCGTCTGCCGTTTCTTTTTTCAACCTAGTTTCTTCGGCTGCCCTTGCAATAGCTGCATCAGCATCTTGTGCGTAAAACTCATTCTGTTGAGCATCGTACGCATTTTTTTGAGCCTCCCTTAAAGCTAAAACGGTTTCAGATTCTTGTCCGTAATATTCTTCGGCTAATCTTATTTGCTCATCGTAGCTTTCTTTTATCTTTCTAAGTTCTTCGTTTCGCCTTTCATCTTCGGTGTCTATTAACGCTTGACGAATACTTTCTAAAGCAGCAGCTTTGTCCTTTTCTCTTTGGATAGCTTCGGCAGCAGCCTTATCCTCTAAAGCCTTTATTTCTGTATTTCTTTTTTCCCTTTGTTGTGGGCTTAAACTACCTTTCTCTAATCCCTTTTGAAGTTCAGCAATTTTGGTTTGTAAATCAGTAGCACTCCCCTCTAATTGTTCTGCTGTTTTTATAGCATCTTGACCGTTCTTAACTGTTGTTACACCTTGTTCTGTTGCAAACTTAGCAGCACCATTAATCCCACTAAAGGCAGCGACCGTTGCATTCTTAATAGTATCCCACCAACCTGGCTCTAAACTTTCATCCCCAGCAATTACTTTCGCTCTTGCTTCTGCAGCCTTTGCGTAAAGAACCTCTGACTGTGCTTTTAACCTTGTTACCTCAATAACGGTAGCAGCATTCTTAACCAATAAAGATTCAGCTTGTTCTAAACTTTCAGCATAGCCAACCGATTCTCCTAAGGCTTTGTTGTATTGTTGTAATGCTTCTTCTTTTGAAATAGTGCCTTTTTTTGCCAATTCAATGGTATCACCCATTTTTGTAATTTCGGCTTGTACTTTTGATACAGCAGAAAGAATTTCGGCTTGTGCTTCTTTATAGGCTTTTGATTCAGCAGTTGCCCCACTTACAGCTTTTGAAAGTTTATCCCAATTTGCAATTAACAAGCCAACACCCACAACCAAAGCACCTATCCCAGTAGCCAAAATTGCTTTTTGTATTCCGCTCAATCCTCCAATAAAACCTCCAATCGCTTTTTTAGATTCGCCAAACCCTTTATAAAGTTTTACTATTTTGGTTGCGTAACCATCTGTAACCTTGTCTAAGGCTGCTATAATTTTACTACTTTTTACGCTTTCTTCTCCGTAAGATTGTGTTTCAGAAATAGCTGTTCTTCTTTCAGAATTTAATTCTCTAAGACCTAACTTTTCATTTTGTATTTCTGTTTTTAAAAATTCCGACCTTTCTTTTAATTGTTTTTGAGCTTGTAGGTCTGTCTTTGCTGTTTGCTTTCTTACTTCCTCAACTTTTAAAAGTTCTTTCTCTAAGTCAATTAATACTTGTCTTTGTATTTCAAGCTGCTCATTTAGGTCTTGTATGTTTTGTTTACTTTGACCTAGACTTGCATTTATTTCTATTGTTTTGACTATCGCCATTTTATATTATTTTTAATTGTTTTGTAGCCATCTTTTAATGTCAAGGGTAGTTTGTATTTGCCCTGTGCAATTCTTATCGCTTCGGTTTCTCCGTTAACGTATTTCAGCAATTCTAAAATATTCTTAATCATTAAAACACATTTAATAGTTCGATGTCGCTTTTGCCAGTCAGTAGGTTTGTTTTAATACTGTTTATTTTATACTCAATATTATTAATCACAAACGTATCATTCAGTTTAAAATTAATCAATATGCTTTGTGGCAGATATGCTGTTACCGTTGTCATTCTATTGCTTTGGTTAAATATAGAAGCAATGTAATTACGATGATAGTTTTGGAATAAACTTTGGTTGTTTACCGCTAAAGCATATTCATCTTGTTCAGCAAAGAAATTAATAGTTTGTGAAGTCGTATCGCCTAACCTACTATTAAGCGGTAAGAAATAATCGTTTATCGAAGTGACTGCTGTTGGCACTCCATTGCCATCTACTATATTCACATAGTTTATGTTCGTTCCGTTTGCATTATATCTCAAATAAAACAAATAAGGCGCACCGATATATGGTTGTTGGTTGTCATCTACCGAGTAACCCCATTGAACACTAATTGGTGCTGGTGTTGATAATCCAATGTCAAAAAGTCTTTCAAATTTAAAATGCTCAAAAGGCGTCTCATAGTTAAAAATCTCACCCGAAAATCTTGTATTTGAATCGCCTCTGTATTCAATAGTTCCCCATTCCTTACCAATCAATTGGGTGTGGACATTTGACAAATAAGATTTTGTGCCTTTATATCTATATATAACTTCCCTGTAAGGTAATGCGACATTAACCTCGCTTGAATCTACTTCAACGTATTTTGATATGTCGTAAGTGTTTCCAGTAGCGTAATAACTGTCTAAGGTCTTGCAAACGATTAAACCGTTCTCAATATAAGCTACTAAATTAAACATCTTAAACAACCCCGACACAAAGTCAATCACTTTCATTTCGGGTATCTGCTGTCTAATTAAAAACTGAACTGCACCAGTACTTGACAAAACTCCCGAACTTATTGTAGTAATTGACGGAAAACCGTTTAATAATCCTTGAACATAAAAAGTTACATTCGTAAAAGTAATCGCTTGTGAAATATGTAAAACAACCGAATAAATATCATTCTGCGCAAAAACCCAAGTCGGTTGCTGTGTTCCAATAACATTAGAAGCAGTTATAAACTCAATACCATTTTTGAAAATAGTATATCCGTAAGGTATGGTTGAACTCCCAGCATCGGGCGCAAATGTTACTCTCGCACCATCGGGGGTGTATGGTTGTAGATTTGAACCAATTGTGATATTTGTTCCATCGCAAGAAACTTCGCCTGTTCTAACTGGGAATGTAACTTGCAAGTCTTGTGCTTCAATTTGTGCTGGTGCTTCTATGCTTCCTTTTTTTCTATGCAGCCACATATACAAATCGTAAAATTCGGGCGTAGAACCGCTAAAAAAATCTAGGCTAAAATTGATGCCATACTGTTCCTCAATTGCTCTAAGAATAATTGGTAAACGAATAGCGTATTTTAATTCGTTGTATTTTACCCCTTGCAATCCCGAAGCATATAAATTTCCGTCAAGCTGACCACTCAAAGCACTATTGTAATAAAGCCTTTGACTGTGAGTAATCAATGGCACTTGTATTGGATTGTCATAAAAAACGCCTCCAACAGTTCTGTCAACCTCTGTTGTTAAATAAGTTTTTAAATCCGTATCGTTATAAGTCAAGAAACCCCCTGCATCTTTTTCGTTGAAATTATCTAGCCAAGTCAACGCACTTAGTTTATCCTCACCGAATAAGTTTTTAAGGCTTAACGTGTTTCCGAAAAAAGTAATCTTATAGGTATGCGCTTTATTGTCTTTTAAATTTACACCCTCTAGTTTGATGTAGCCTTTTTGAAACGGTATGTAGTTCAGTTCAATTTCAGCTTCCACTCTTGCTCTTGCATCAAACCCTCCAACAATATCAAAATTGTAATAGTGTTTGAATATCTTGTTATTTGTCGGACTTGCTGGCAAATTGAAAGTTTGAGTAAACTCTGTAAAGACTTGACTAATATCTTTCGTGTTCTTAATGGTTTGCGTAATAGACACGCTTTCATCATTGAACATATCGACTTGCGTTCCTTGTATGTATAGCTGAATAATTTGCATTATCTGATATCGTTTATCGCATTGTAAGCGTATGAAAGGTCAATGGTGTAATCTACTAACTTGTCATTTACGCTTGTCTTGAATGTAAGGCTATTGGCATCAACTGTCATTGGTGTAACAACGCTGTCAATCTCCATCCACACTTGCTCCGATTGTATAAGTTCTTGCATTGGCTCGTTATACTGCTCACTTACATATCCAGTATTAATGGTTATCTTTTTAGACGATTTAATGTTATATGTTTTCTTCGGATGCACCAAAGTATTATATTCTCCTTTTCCATCAATTACAGCTCGTTTATATTGTTCTTTTGAAGCGTTTAAAGTTTCAATTGACTTCTTGAAGAACCAAAGGTCTTGCAACGCACCCCATCTGTTTATGAAGCTAAGTTTGACTGGCGTAAATTTGCATTCGTCTATTGTTATTACTTTGACAATTCTCAAGCCATCAGTAGTCGCAATATGTATTTCATCAACTGGGAATGTTTCGTTTTCATCTAAAAATTCAGATATACAAACATTGTCCTCATAGGTTCCACCAGCTGTGATAACCCTATCTTTGAAGCTGTCGTAAGGTTCTCCCGAATCAGATATTACTGTAAAAACACGAGTGACACTTGGCGTTACTGTAAAGGATTTGGTTATTTGACCTTCGTACAAATAAGCCACACTTGTAGTGTTGTTTCTATCTACTTGAATGCGAATGTCTGAATCAGCTAAACGATATATGACATCGTTGCTTTGCATATATCCTCTTGTTGTTGTTGGATTGCTTCCATCCTCAAAATAGCCATAGGCATCAATTCCGAAATGAGTGACAGTACCGCTTGACAACGAAGTCCCAGTTCCGTTCAAGCCATTATACCAATTCCAAATCAAACGAACATTAATGTTTTGACTTTTTTCATCATTGTAATAAATGTCTAGGTAATCTCTTATAAGTTCTGAAACCTCAAACAAAGCATCTGCGCTTGTGTTTTTTATAAGTGTGTATCTTAATACCGTATCAATTTCAATTTCTAATTTTATAGATAATGCACCTACTGGATTAGTATTTTGATAAAAATAAAATGGACTTCTTAGAAATATGTTAGCCATTATCTTGTTGCTTTATTGTTAATCGTTGTCTTTAAAAAATTTTCTACATCTAGTCCGTATGCTTCTACAATATCGTTTGGCAAATTCTTAAACGCTTCCTCAAACGGTTTGGTAAAAAACAAACTCGGTTTAATACCTTTTTTGAATATGCTTTTTGCAATAGCAAACTGTAATCCTTTTCTACTTACAAATCTACCCGAAGCATCTCTAGTTCCTTTTAACCCTTTACGAACAACCCATTGACTGAACGCACTCGGTGGCGGCATTTTGTTAGTGTACTTGTATGGTGTATTATATTTAACTTCTGTTCCGCTTACCCCTTTATCTTGATACTCGCCATAGTTCTCCATTAGGAACGCC